GTTGATGGTACAGCTCTTGATGAGTTTATTCAAGATACTGTAGGTGCTATGGTATCTTCTAATACAGAATCAGGCATAACTGTAACTTATCAAGATGGTGATGGAACATTAGACTTTTCAGTTTCTGGTGGAACTTCAGATAATATAGCAGATGCAGATGGTGATACAAAAATACAAGTAGAAGAATCATCTGATGAAGATGTAATTAGATTTGATACAGCTGGTTCAGAGAGATTAAATATAGATGGCTCTGGAAATATTACTCATGCTGGTGGTAGAACCAAACTTGGTGGTACCTTAGCTGATACAGGTGTTTTAGCAGTCCTTACTGGTTCAAGTGGTGGTGTAAATTCTTCTGCTGGAACACAGTCAAATGGTAGTGTTATATTTGGTAATACAGATGGCTCTAGTGTATCTCCAGCAATAATGATGAAAGGAGATGGTAGTCAATGTGCTTTTAGAACTGCAACTGCTAATGGAGCAAATCACGATATTGAATTTAATATAAGGGAAGAAGATGATTCTGACTTTGCTTCAACTGGTGGTTCAGGTTTTATGTTTTCAAGATATGGTACTGACCTTGTACAAATAACAAGAAATGGTAATGTTGATATAGGTTTTTCTAGTGGTGTAGGAACTGGAGATGGAAACCCAGCACTTAGAGTTACACAATCAAGTACCTCGTTTACTGGAAACCTTTTACAAATTCAAGCTAAACGCACATCAAGTTCTGCATTCAGTTTAATTCAAGCCTATGCAAACTTTGCCTCTGATGCTAAGTTTAAAGTTCGTGGTGATGGAGAAGTCACAGCAGATGGTAGCTTTAGTGGTGGTGGTGCTGACTATGCTGAATATTTTGAATGGGAAGATGGAAACTCTAGTAATGAAGATAGAGTTGGATGCTCAGTAGCTATAGTTAATAATAAAATAAAAGTAGCAGAAGAAGGTGACAATATTATTGGAGTAGTTTCTGGCAACCCTGCTGTAGTTGGTGATGCACAAGACCTTTACTGGCAAGGAAAGTATGAAAAAGATGAGTATGGTAGAGATGTTTATGAAGATTATACACAAACAGAATGGGTAGAAACTGTAGAAAATGATACAGATACACCACAACAAATAAAGCACTCATATCAATCAGACCAGATTCCAAGTGAAGTATCAGTTCCATCTGATGCTGAAATTGTTTCACTAGATGAAAATGGTAATAATTTACGAAGAAGAAAAATTAGTTCAAGTTATGATGAATCACTTACCTATGTTCCAAGAAGTGAAAGACAAGAGTGGGCTTGTATTGGTTTAATAGGTAAACTAAGAGTTAAAGTAGGACAACAAGTTAATTCAAACTGGATAAAGATGAGAGATATTTCTGATTCAGTTGAGGAGTATTTGGTGAAATAATGGATTTACTAACACCATACATTATTTGGAATGTATTCATAACTTTGGTACTTGCTCCACTAATGTATAGTATTAGACAAAATGCAGCAGAATTAAAAAGACAAGATATATTAATAAACAAAACAAGAGAAGAGGTCGCAAAAGAATATGTGACTAAATCAGAGGTCAAGGATGATATGAATAATCTCATTGATAGGCTTGAAAAGCTTGATGAGAAGATTGATAGATTGTTTGAAATTAAATAAAATAGGAGAATAAAATGAAACCAAAAAAGTATAATAAACAAGCTCAACCAGAGCAGTTAGACCATTATGGACCTACTGGACCAATACTTTCAGGTGATGCTAATTCAGGAAGCCAAGTTGGATTTGGTGGTAATGTTAGCATGAGCAACCCTGTTGGTGGTGTTAACGATATTTATATGCCTGAAAATTCAGGAGTATCTGGTGGTGCTAATGATATTGGTGCTGGATTTGGTGGAAGCCTAAGTGGTAATCCATCTGGAGGAGTTAACGATGTAGTTAATCCTGAAAATCCAAAAGTGCCTAATAGTGGTAACATATATTTAAACGATAACGAATCAGTTTAATGCACAAAAGCAAAGGAGTAGCAATATTTGTGGCTATTGGTATGCCTAAAGGTAAACTATTGCAACAATTAAAGAGAAGGAAAAATGGCAAGAAAAAGAAAAACTAAATTAAAAAAAGTAAGACTTCAAAAACAAGTAGGTGGTACTGGACCTCTCGGTGGTAGAGGTAGAGAATTACCTCCTAAAGAGTTTGAAGATGCAGGTATTCCAAGAGAACTACCTCCTACAGCTACACCTATGCCCACTGCTGCACCTGTTCCTGATGATAGTCCAGATAAAACAGACCCTAATTTAGATTCACAAAAACAACAACAAGCTGAAAGTCAACAGCGAGAAGCAGAAAGAAGACAAGCTGAACAAGATAGGAAAAGAGCTGAAGAAGCTAGAAAAAAAGCAATGGAAGAGGCAGCAAAAAAAGCTGCTGAAGAAGCTGCTCAAAAAGCTGCTGAAGATTTTGATGGAACTGAACGACCTGAAATAGGCGATAGAATAACTATTGGTGGTGTTACTTATGAATGGAATGGCACTACCTATGTTCCAGTTTCAGATGATGATGTTGGTGGTCAAACTGAAGGAGACGATGAGGATGAGGATGATGATGATGATACCACCACTCCTGCTCCTGCTCCTGCTCCAGAGCCTACAGATTTTCAAAAAAGAATAGAAGAATTAAGAAAACAAAAAGAAAAAGCAGAAGAAGAAGCTAAAAAAGCAGCTGTAATTCCAGATGCTGAACAAGTAGGATTTCAAAGAGATTCAGAAGGTAATCTTATTTTAGATTCAGAAGGTAATCCTATACCTTTAGCTGATTTAAAAACAACTGAAATAGCAGAAATAGCAGAAGACGATAAAGTTGCTTTTACAGAAGTTGCTGGTGTTGATGATGAAATAGTTACAACAATAACTGAAGTAACTGAAGCAGATGAGCCTTTAGAAGTTAAAATTAATAAAATATTAGAAGCAGTTGAAATACCAGAAGAGGTTGCTGTTCAAATAGCTGAAGGTAAAGTATCTAATATTGCTAATGCAATACAGGTAGCTAGAATAAATCAAATTAGAAGTGCTGATGTACAAATAGAAGAAGGTGCATTAGCAGATAGAGTTGTCGGAACACTAAGTCCTGAATCTAAAGCTACAGCAGCTAAAAATGCTGGTACTACTTTAGCAAGAGTTACTAGAGCTAAAAAACAATTAAGAAATGCTGGATTATCTGAAGCTGATATTACTGAATTAGGTAATGACCCTGAAACATTAGAAGCAAGATTAACAGATTTTACAGAAGAACAAAGAGGGATTATTGCCGGATTACCTGAAGAAGCATTAGTGTCAAATCAATTTGATAGTTTAATATCAGGTATGGAAAATGGTGAAATACCAGCATGGGCAAAACCTGCTGTAGAAGCAGTTGAAGCAAACTTGGCAAGAAGAGGTTTATCAGTTTCTACTGTAGGTAGAGATTCTTTACTTAATCAAATATTTAGAGCAGCCTTACCAATAGCTCAATCTAATGCTCAAGCTATACAACAATCAGTAGCTCAACAAAGAAATATAGAAGCTCAAGCAGCTGAAGCAGATGCTCAAAGAGAACAACAAGTTGCTTTAGATAGAGCTAATAAAGCTTTTGGTTTAGATATGGCACAATTTAATGCTGACCAACAAAGAGAATTATCCAATAGTAAATTTTTACAAACTGTATCAATTACTAATGCTAATAATGAACAAAGAAGTATTTTACAAGAAGCTGTAATAATGTCACAAGCTAATGTAGCTGAAGCTAATTTTGCACAACAAGCTCAAATACAAAATGCTAAAAACTTTTTAAGTATGGATTTAGCTAATTTAAATGCTGAACAACAGTCCAATATTTTAAAAGCACAACAAGAACAACAACGAATGTTATCTAATCAAGCTGCTGAAAATTCAGCAAGACAGTTTAATGCTACTTCAGATTTACAAACACAACAATTTAATGCTAACTTAGCATCTATTATTGACAGATTTAATACGCAACAAAATAATGCTGTTGCTCAATTTAATGCAACTCAACAAAATGCAGCAGCAGCTAGAGATGCTCAAAGAGAAGCTGATGTAAATAGATTAAATGCACAATTAGAAACACAAATCGACCAATTTAATTCAAATCAAGAATTTGCTAGAAATCAATGGAATGCTCAAAATGCAGCAGCTGTAGCAGCTTCCAATGTTCAATGGCGAAGACAAACTAATACTGCTAATACAGCAGCACAAAATTCTATTAATTTACAAAATGCTATGAATGCTTTTAATTTAAGCTCAAAAAATTTAGAATATTTATGGCAAGAACTAAGAGATAATGCTGACTATGATTTTAAATCTACAGAAAATCAAAGAAACAGATTAGCTCAATTAGTAAATACTGCACTAGCTTCAGACCCAAAAAGATATGCTTCAGCAGATGCTATTGTAAGTTTAATAGAATCAATAACATCAAATATATTTGGAGGAGACTAACATGGGATGGTTAAAGAAAAGATATAAAGCTGTAAAAAAAGGTTTAAAAAAACTAAAGAAAAAATTTAAACTTAAAAAAGTTTTAAAAATTGCAGCGATAATAGGTGGAGCTTTAGTTACAGGAGGTGCAGCTATTGGAGCATTTACTGGAGGAACAGCCACTGGTATTGGTGGATGGATGATGAATGCAAGTAATTCTATTTTAAACTTTAAAGTTGCTGGTCTACCACTAGGTAAAGTGTTTACACCTTTTAAAATGGTAGGAACCGGATTGGGTAAAGGTGCTAGAGCTATTACTGATTTTACAGGAATTACCAAACCAGCTACCACAAGCACTACTGCTGCCACTGGTTCTGGAACAAGCACTGCTGCTGCCACTGGTTCTGGAACAAGCACTGCTGGTGCTGCCTCTTCTGCTGGTGCTTCTGCTGGTGCTTCCTCTGCTGGTGGAGGATTCGGAAGTACAGCTTTTGGTCAAGCATTAGGCACTGTAGCAGTTAATACTGCTAGTGGTGTAGCTACCGGATATTTGAGTTCTTTATTAGAGGGAGACCCTGAAGTAAGAGGCTCTATGGCAGGATTAAATACTGAAGAAGGAGTTTTTTTAGACCCTGTATCATCTGAATATTATCAAGCTAATATTAATTTAGCTGATGCATATAAAAATTTAACTTATGGCACAGCTGATTTAGGATATTTAAGTCAAGGTTTATTTGAACAAGATATATTGAGGGTAACATAATGGCAGTAACAAGAGGACCAAAACCAGTTCTATCAAGTAATTTAACAGATGCTGTTGAAAGAGTTCTTAATGATGCTGTAGATGCTGGGGTAGATTTTAATGATATTGAAAATGATAATACTCCTAAAATTAGAGCCAAGTATCAACGAACCCAAAAAGGTTTAGATGATTTAGTAGCACTTAAATCTCAAGGCTCTGCTATTCCCGGACAATCATTAACTAATAGTCCTGAACAACCTTATTCATGGGAACAACCTCCAGCATTTGCTAATCCTAGAGATGCTTTACGAGATGTATTAAATAGTTTATTAGAGCCAGAACCAATACAAAAATTAACTCAAGCTTTGTTAAAAGGTGCTAGTGTAGGTGATATTACTTTGTCTGTGCTATATGTAAAGTTTTTTGAAGGAAAAATTAGTCCAGATGTTATGTTATTACTAGTAGAACCAGTAATGTATGTAATTATGTCTATAGCTGAAGAAGCTAATATTGATTATAACATTGATAATGACGATATAGATGAGCCAGATGAAGAGGAAGTAGAACAAACCATCTCATTGATTCAAAATGAATTTGCAAATATTAGAAAACAAATAGCAAGTAAAAAAATTAATTCAACAAATTTAGAAGGCTCAGTTGATAGAAGTTTGCTTAATAGAGTTAAAGAAGAAGGACCAAATATTAGAGAAAGTTTATTAGAAAGGGGAGAAGAAGAAAATGAGTAAAGATATTTTTAGAAATGTTTTTGGAATTACTGACCAACAAGCAGGTCGTTTAATTAGATTTGGAGATAAAAAAGATATTAAAAATTTAAGAGATTACTTAAAAATTAGTGTTCCACTTGGAATAACAAAAGAACTTTTTCTTAATGTTGGCAGAGAAAAGGTAAAAGAAAAAGAAGATTTAAATGATAGAATGGGATTATTAACAACACAAGTTCTTGCTGATTATAATGCTCCTGAAGCTAAAAGAATTAGAGAAGAATTAATTAAATTTAATGACCCGACTCAAAGAGAGGATTTTATTTACAAAAAATCTTTAGAAGGTATCAATAGATATGTTAATGAAGCTTCAGGGGGTAAAATTTTAGCTTATAGTCCTGAAATTAATAAAGTCAATCCTAAACTAGCTTTAGAAATTAATAATTATAGACAACAAAGAGAAAAAGAAATAATAGATTTATATAATCAAAGAAATATTAATCCTATATATACTATACAAACTCAAGAAGAATTTATAAAACCTTATATTAATCTTACACTAGCTGAAAAAAAATACATTGAAGATAATCCAGCAAATAGAAATTTATTTACACAAGCGATAAATAAAATATTTCCAAATACATATGCTAAAGAATTACTTGAGTTACAAGAAGCAATAGACAAAGAGAATAATATTATAAAAAATAGAACAAATTTAGTAAATGAATATAAAAAACTTACTACTGGGGATTTTAAAAAATATATTATACCTAAAAATAATGTTGCACCTGTTAATACAAGTGTTCTTCAACCTTATAGTTTTGATAACAAAGATAGAAAAAGTATACAAGATAATTCAGAAAAACTTTTTGAAAGAATAGAAAATGGTGTTTATCAAAATGAAAGAATAGGAGAAAATAATTATGAATTATCAAGTAGAAATTTTAACAAGCTTGAATATTTAAATGGTGAATCAGGTAATCAGGGACTATCTGCAAACAGATATTTTGTTAAACAAGTAGCTAAATACAGTAAAGTTTTTGAAAAATATGATGCACAGGCAAGAGAACAGGGTATATTTCCTTTTGGAAGAGATGTTCTTAGTTATGAAGATATCGCTTTAGAATTTTTAATAGATAATGGTCTTATTGATAAAGATACTAATACTGTTAACTTTTTAGATTCACAAGAAACATCTCTTTTTGATGAGAGAGCTAGATTTAGAACTGAAGGTAATGTAGCCCAGCAAGGAATAGCACTGATGGATGAAGCTGCTAGAAAAAATGCTAAAAGTTTTGATAACTCTATTTTATCTGACTTAAAAATAGACTTTAATGAGATGAGAAAAGATAGAGTTAATATAGTTGCAGAAGGTGATGCTGATAAACTTATAAATATAGATGAAGATTTAAATGCTGCTAAAAACTTTATATCTTATCTGGAAAATAAAGGAGATGATAATGAAGATTTTAATAAGGAATTAGATAGACAACGAGTTAGATTTCTTTTAACTATAGACAGTGATGATGATTCATATTATAGAATACCTCAAGGAAAAGAAGAAGTTACATTAAAAGGTAATCAAATACCTTTTGAGCTAAAAGAAGAATATTATAATAAATACATACTTAAACATGGAGAGGATATTGAATTAACACAAATATTTGAAACTCTTAAACCTGTCGAAGATAAAGAAGTGGTTACTACTGAAGATGATGAAGATAAAGTTAATAAATCAGAAGCTGAACAAATATTAGATGGTAATATACCATATGCTATATTTGGCGAACAAGTAGAAATACCTGAATTAAATTTACTTACTGATGAAGAGTTAAAATCATTAAAATCTTATGAGTTAAATCTTTATAATGCTCAATTAAATAAAATTAATCAAATGAAAGCAGAATTAATAGCTGGTGTTAGAGATGTATCAGACCTTGGAGGACCAAGCAAAAAACAACAAGTAATGAATAGAATGCAATTTAATAGTCAAATACAAAGAATTATTGGTTTTAGTAACAGATTTAATGACTTTGATTTTATTAAAAGAGTTGGTAAACAAAAAATTAGAAATATAGAGAGTCAACTGAAAAAAGAAAAACTAAAACTAGAAAGATATAACTTATTTACTCCTTTAAATGAAATAGATGAAGAAGTTGTTAAAAATTCTGAAATAGAAATAAAAAGATTACAAAATGAGTTAAGTTTATTAGTTGATGAAACCTAAATATTATGAGTATATTTAATCAAAAGTCTGAAATTATTGATAACCTTTTTAAAACAAATCAAGTTGCTGAAAAAGAAGAAGAAAATTTAAATATTTCTGGTAGTCATATCCCTCAACACAAATCTATATTTAATCCTGATTACACTCCTCCTTCTATTCCAAGAAAAGAAACTGTTGCACAATTTAGAAATAATCCTCAAGTAGCTAAAATAGCTGGAAGATTTTTAGATAGTATCGGCAGAAATAGTGAAAATATTGTAGAGTTTTTAAGAGACTCAGAATTTAGTCCGGGTGCTGCTATGGTGCGTTCTTTTGAGGTGGGCGATTGGTCTGAACAAGATAAAAAAGATTACGAATATCTACAGAAAAGATTCCAAAATACAGAAATAAAAGGTTTCAATGAGAGATTAGCTTTGGCTAAAGATTTTGCTATTGATACTTTTGCTGACCCTCTACAAATAGTAACTTTATTAGTGGGAGGACCTATCTTATCTGGAGCTACTAAAGCTGGTGTAGCTGCAAATAAAGTAGCTGGTAAAATTGTTGCTGATGATTTAGCAAAATTAAGTAAATCAAAATTAGCCGGACAAGCTCTAAAAGCCGGTAAAGGCACTGCTTTATTTGGAGCAGCAGAAGGTGCTGCTTTTGGAGGAGGCATAGAATATTTTAATCAACGAATAGATTATGGTTTAAATAATGAAAATGTAGATTGGGGAGAGGTAGCTACAACCACAGGACTTGGAGCTTTACTTGGAGGTGGTATAGGAGGTGCGATTGGTGCCGGAGTATATTTTAACAAAGCTTATAGATTTTCTAATGAAAACCAAATAATAGATGATGTTAGTAAAGTTAATAGAAAAGAACTTGTAGATGAAAATGATGTAGATGTAAATTTCCCTAAAGAAAAAGATTTCATAAAAGACAAGCCTCAAGCTGACTCTAATAATATTTTTAATTTTTTAAGTCATGTGTTTGTAGAAAAACCTACAACTAGATTTATAAAAATGGCAGCAGAGTCAGAAACTCTAAAAAGTTTATTGAGTAAATTTAGATATGATTGGGACAAAACTTTTACTAGTTCAGGAGAAGACTTAGTTAAAGCAGATTCTTATGGTTTATTCTTAGGTAAAAAACAAGGTTATTATTTAACAGAACTTAAAAAAGCTTTTAGAGTATTAGATAGAGAAGGTTGGTGGGGTAAAATATCTCAAAAAGACCAAGATGAAGTCATACAATTACTAGTTAATCCTAATCTAAAAAAATTAAAAAATGGTAAGGCTCCTTCTGAATACTCTAGAGATGCAGCAAAAAAAATTAAAAATCTTTTTGATGAAGCTTTTAAAGATGGAGTGTCTGCTGGTTTATTTAAAAACTTTCAACAAGTTAAAAATTATTTCCCAAGAAAATTTAACTATCAAAGTATTTTAAGAAACAGAGCTGAGTTTGAAGAATTATTAGTTAATTCAAAACATAGTAAACCTTTGAATGAAATAGAAGAAGTAACTTACATTGATTTAGATGGCAATAAAGTTAAAGGTACTCCTGAAGATGCTCAATTTGAAGATATGGAAGTTTTTATGAGAGATTTTGTTAAAGATGTTAGTGAAGGCAGAACTAGTGTCTATGACGAATTAACTCCTGATGAACAACTACGAGCTAGACAAAAGAAAGCTACAGCTATTGTTGATGGTATGTTAACTCATAGATTTACACCTTTTGAATTACAAGGTCAAAAAGGACAAGCAAGTGGCTATGCTTTTATGCAGCACAGACTATTTACTGATATTCCAGATGAAAAATTATTACCTTTTATAGAAAAAGATTTACAAAGTGTTTTAGAAGATTATTTTGTAAATGTTTCTCAAGGCATTTCTAGAAGTAAATTTTTTGGTCGTACCACTACAGATTTTCGTGAAAAATTTTTAGATAAAATAGATGAAGAATTACAAGCTTCTGGTTACTCTCCAGATGAAGCTCACAAGATTACTAACAAACTTGGAGATATGTATAAAAGAGTTACTGGTTTAAATAATGATACAGGATTTTTTACTGGAAAAAGATTACAAGGACATAATTGGCAAAACGCATCTGAATGGGGAAGATTAATTCAACAGATGGCTCACCTTCCTTTAGCTACTGTTTCTAGTTTAACTGAGCCTTTTATTCTTTTAGCAAGAGTTGGTATTACTCCTGATAAAGCTTTACCTGCTATGGGAGATATTTTTACTGCTTTAGGAAAAGAAACTTATAAAACTTTTCAAAAGTTAGGGAGAGCTACTTATAGAGGAGTTACTGGTAAAAAAACTAAAGGTTTCTCTGATATAGATGATGATGCATGGAAAGAAATTTATTCTACTGGATTAGCATTAGAACAAGCAGTATTAGAAAGACTTGAGGGTTTATCAGGTGAAGCATTAAATGGTACTGCACGAACATTTAGTAATGGATTTTTTCAACTTAACTTACTATCCCAATGGACAGCTGCTGTGCAACTAGCTTCGTTTACTACTGGCAAAAGATTAATAAGACAAAATGCTGAGAGACTTTACAGAAAACAACAAGGTGAAAATATTACTTTATTCGGTATGAATGAAAAAGCTACTGAGGATTACTTAACAAAACAATTAGGAGAGTTAGGTATAGAAAAAAATAAAGCTATTAACTGGTATAAAAACTCTCTAAATAAAGAAGGTAAATTTGATATAAAATTATCTGAAAGTGGAACCAACTTAGATTTTTATGCTAATGAATATTTAGGAGGAGCTAATAGGTTTACTAAAGAAGTTATTCTTAATCCAAGTGCAGCTGAAGCAAACAGACCTTTATGGTTTTCTTCTCCTGCCGGTCAATTATTAGTTCAATTTGCTGGTTATCCAACTGTATTTAATAACACAGTTCTTAAAAATTTTGTTAATGAAATTGTGACAAATGGTCCAAATGGTCTTTTAATATCTCCTAAAGTATTAGGAACAATGCTTCTTATGACAGCTGTTGCTGGTGTTGGTAATAATATTAGAAGCAATGGTAGAGCTTTAGCAGAGGTAGGAGGAGTCAAAAATCTTACTGATATTTCAGACGAAGATGTACAAAAGTTTTACTTAGACTCAGTGCAAAGATGGGGAGGTTTAGGTATTGGTGATTATGGTAGAAGATTTTATCAGAATCATAAAATAGGAGGAGGAGATTTAGGTGTTTTATTGAAAACCCCAACTGGTCCTTTAGTCCAAGATTTTGTTGATTCCTTACTTTATAGAAAAGGAATTGAAGAAGCTGTTCTTACTAACTTACCTTTTTATTCAGCTTATGATTTTATTTTAGGAAACGAAGAAGAAGGGGAAAGTCCTCTTGTAGAAAAATTAAAAGATTTAGAAATACTAGATAAAAATATTGAATTAGGAAGACAGCCAATTAAAAAATTTGCTAGAGATGCTAAAAAATATCGTGTAGATTTTATAAATAAACTTTTAGGTTTAGAAGAACAAAAAACTATGTTTAATACAGGTGGAGTAGTTAGACAAAGATACACTAAAGGTAAAGGTGTTATGTCTCAAGAAGGACCAAAAGTTCCAAATAGTAAAGAAGACCCAGCTGAAGCCATCAATCCTAGAACAGGATTAACCTATGAAGGTAAAACTCCAGTTGAGCAACAGATGGATGATTTACTTGAAGAAAGAACAGGTTTTGCTTTAGGTGGTGGATATGACTCAAAAAGTATTATTGATGATTTAAGTAAACAGTTTATGAATGCTCAAGAGCAAAGAAACTTTGAAGCTGATGCAGCTGAAAGTTTAAATAAATTAGTAAATGAACAAAGATTACCAGAAGAATATAAATTAACTATTACAGGCGATAAAAATAAAGTTAGATATGTTGAAGGAAGTAATGACCCTTTTAATGAGTTAAAACATTTAAATCTAGGTATACGATATGGTAATAGTGTTGTGGGAACTACTCTTATAAATGCAAGAGAACTTGGTCAAATGTTTCAACAAGGTCGTTTTTCTGACTCGGCTACCGATATTAAAAATAATCTAGCAGGTTTAAATTTATTAAAGAAAGCTAAAGGAAATCCAGAGGAGGCATACAAATTAGCTATACAGGAGATAGAAAACAAATATAAACAACAAGATAGAGAAGGTTTTGCTGTAGGTGCTTTAGCTAGAAATGTTTTAAAATTATTTCATGGCTCCCAAAGAAACTTTAAAAATTTTGATAATAGCTTTTCATCTCCGGGTGAAATAGGTAAAGGATTATATTTTAGTCCAGATAAAAAAATTGCTAAAAAGTTTTCTAAATCAGCTGATTGGAGAAAATATACTAATCTAACAGAGCAACAAAGAATTGAAAAAAGAACAGACCCTACTCCGACTATTTATGAAGTAGAAGTTAAAATATCTCCAGACGAACTACTTGATGCTAAAAAAAGTTTAAAAGAACAAAATCCTATAGTAAGAAATAAAATATTAACTTTAGTTAGTGAAAAGTTAAAAGATAAAGATATTTTAGATATTGAATTTAGTAAACCTAAATTTTGGAGACAGATATTAAAAAAATTAAAAACAGAAGCAGATGAGTTATTTCCTAGTTATGGTATAAAAGGTATTTTTAGAGAGGATAAAAAAGGCTCTGCATTTAGTGTTGCATCTGGAAACAAACAATATTCTATATTTGATACTGACATAATTAAAATTATTGATAAAAAAGAAATTTAGTATAATAATAAATACAAGTGATACTTTACACAGAAAAACAATTAGAAGAAGCTTGGAGAGCTGATTGTAAAAAAAGAAGTTTAAACGATTGTCCTTGGCTTCATAAAGAAAAATATAGAGAGATATTTGAAGCTTGTCTTGATTTAAAAATATCTGGTATGGATGAGCAAAGCAAATATTATCTACATACTTTTAATTTACATATACCTAAAAAGCTATTAGATAGTATTCAAGAAATAATTGATTTAGAATTAGATACAGAATAATGGGTTTTCCTTTTGAAATAATTACCATGTTAGCATCTACTTTATTAAGTAGTATATTGAGCCTGTGGGCAGAAAGTAGAAAAGCTAAACAACAAGAACAAATGGCTCTAATAACTAGAGGTAAGTTTCAGCTCAAAGCTATTGATGCAGCTCGTAATGTTAAGAACAAAGGTTTCCAATGGACCAGACGAATTATAGCTTTAACTTCTGTCTTTGCTATTGTTGTCTTTCCAAAACTTGTAGCAGTGTATTATCCAGAGATATCAGTTACTGTTGGTTATACAGAGTTTAGACCGGGGTTTTGGTTCTTTACTAGCGATGAAGAAGTATTTAGATGGATAACATTCAATGGTTTAGTTATAACTCAGTTAGATACTAATTTAGTTTCAGCTATTATTGGTATGTATTTTGGTGGGAGTCTAGTTAGAAGATGATGCCAGATGATTACAGGAAGATGATTCTATTCTTCCTCCTTGCTTTTTGTTTTTTATTAGGATGGTTTATCGGTAAACTATTACTAATAGCTTATAATTTATACATTAGTGGATGAATTTAGAGATAAATTAGAAATATTTATCCTAATAGTTCTATTTTTAACACTTTTAATAGCAATATCCGGCTAGAAAGCCTGACATTTATTCTAAAGAAAAGTATATAAAAGTAAGGTGATTGTACCTCTTAATATAAAACAAAGCCTTAGAATTGATTTTAGAGGTCCAAATTCTCTAACATTAGTAGATTTATAAGGTTACTCATTAATAATGATAAGCCAATAGCATTAACCATTATCAATGCTCTATCTCGCCATAATATTCCTACAATTAACCAACAAAAAACTCCTAATAAAGACAAACCTAAATCTGTATAAATCATACCTTCTGCTCCTCGCATAGACATAGCAAGTAAAATTAATATACTACCTGCCCATTTTATATACCAAGAGAAATCTCCTTTTGGAGTAGCTGATTTAAATATTCTTTTAGAGTTTGTTAATTCTTGAGGGTCAAACTTTTGTTTAGTCATTGTTTATATTTTCTTAAAGTTAAAGTGTTTTCTATAAGTTTATGTATTTTATCTAATTCACCTTTAGCAGTTCTTAAAACTGTTTGTAAAGTTTCATAGTCATAATCATTAAACTGTTCTTTTATTTTATCTATTTCAGCAACACTGCGTTCACTAACTAAATTACCTTTAGCATTGAAAACTATTTTATAGCTGATTAGATTCGCTTCTTTTGACATTGGTAAACTCCAGTGTACCATAATCTCCTCGAAGTCCGGCTTTCATATAAGAAGTAGCTCGACCTTCAAAGAAGTTTTGGTGTTCAACTCCTGTTACCTCGTCTAGCCAAGGAAGTGGATTTTCCTTTTGCCCATAATTAGGTTTTAATCCTATCTGTAGTAATCTTCTATCAGCTATGTATCTATTGTATTTATACATATCGGATTTTGTTAACCCTTTCATATCTCCCATCTCAAAGACTAAATCTAGAAACTTATCTTCTAGCTCAACCATATGACGACATATCTCATATATCTCTTTCTTAAAGTCGTCTGTCCAGATATCTAGATTTTCTTTTATAAATTCTTTAAATAACTTTGTCATACCTTCAACATGCAAAGATTCATCACGAATAGAATAGGTTACTATTTGACCCATACCTTTCATCTTACCGAATCTAGGAAAGTTTAACAGAATTGCAAAGCTACTAAATAGTTGTAACCCTTCAGTAAATGCAGAGTAAACAGCTAAAGTCTTAGCGATTTCTCTTTTATTAGCTCTAGTAGGTTTAAACTGTTCTATGTAATCATGTTTGTTTGCCATCTCTTCATAATCAGAAAAAGCTTTATATTCTGAATCAGGCATACCTACTGTATCTAATAATAGAGAGTAGGAATGCTGATGAATAGCTTCCATATTAGCAAAAGATAGCATCATCATTCTAGCTTCAGGTGTTTTAAACATTGGTAAATATTTATCAACATAACCAGAAGCCACATCAACATCTGATTGAGTAAACAATCTAAATATCTGTGTTAACAAATTCTTTTCATTGTCAGTCAACTGCTCGTTCCAATCTTTTACATCACCATGTAAAGGAACAGAAGCAGGATGCCAATGCATTTGATTTTGTAAATCGTAGTATTCAAACATCCAAGGATGCTCAAAAGGTTTGTAGTAGTCTCTTATTTTTAATAAGCTCATTTTTCCTCCAAATCAAAATAATTATTAAGAACTTCTATTTTGTCATGATAGTCTGCCATATGACCAAGTTCTTTTTCTACTGTTTCCATAATATCTGAATGTTCGCCAACCCCTACACTTTTTTGTAAATAATTTTCAACATTGATTCTATGTTTGTGTAATTGACCAGTAAAGTATTGTTTTAAAACATCTATACTGACATCTCTAAAGTCATCCATTGTTTTATCCTTGTCCTCTATTTGGTTTGTAGCTTCTTCTAAAATTTTTATTCATGGTAGAAGTGGCTACATTCCTTCTACCTTGACTTGTTTTTTTACCTCTAGCACCTGCAACTGGTGTGTGGCTTTTTGTTGTACTCCATTTAGCTGCCATTATCCCTCACATGCTATACATTCTACTTCATCTAATTTTATTCTTTCAACTTTTACATTAACATTTTCAGCTGCTTTTGCTGCGTCTGACCTAAAGTAGTAAAGTGATTTTAATTTATGCATGGCATACCAATGCACATCATTAACATACTGTAAATATTTATCATGCTCCTCTTGGTCTGCTGTGGCTTTTGGTAGCACAAAAAATAAATTTACACTTTGAGATTGACAGATAAACTCTTGTCTAATATGAGCATGTTCTACTAACTGTAATTGATTTATTTCATCAGCAGTTTTAAATACTTCTTTTTCTTCATCTGTAAAAATATCTAACTCTTGTATAGAGCCACGAGCATCTAATATCTTTCCCCAGATATTTTCTATTTCTTCTTTTGAGAGGTCTTTCTTTTTGAGTATCTTGTCAAGGTGTTTGTTTCTGACTTTAAAATTTCCGGAAAGAGTTTTGTGCGTATATACATTAGCACGATATGGCTCAATCGAAGGAGATGTCCCACCACATATAATACTAGAAGAGGCATTAGGAGCAATGGCAAGAAGATGAGCATTCCTGTATATACTATCGCTTGAATCAGGATAGCTTCCCCTGTCTGTAGCCAAAGCTTCAGAGGCTTTATTAGATTCTGACTTGATGTGTCTAAAAATTTCTCTATTGATTGAAGTTTGTAACAACCCTGCAAATGGTAGGTTTTTAGTTTGGAGGTAAGAGTGGAACCCCATTGCTCCAAGACCAATCGACCTTTCTCTATAAGCTGAGAAAGCTGCTTTTCTATAGCCTTTCCTTTCTTTTCTAACATACTTTTTAAATCTTTTATAGTTAACATTATATTCTCCTAGTAGTGATGTATCGACAACATATTCGATAAAATGTTCTAACACATTATCTAACATCGTAATTAAATCTTTTATAAATAATTTATTTTCTTTCCATTTATCATAATGTTCTAAGTTAACACTAGACAAACAACAAACAGCAGTTCTTTCTTCATTTGTTGGTAAAGTTATTTCAGAACATAAATTACTTTGTTTTATTTCTAAACCTAAATCTTTTTGTCCTTGAGGTAAGGCTTCATTACAGGTATCTATATTTACTAGGTAAGGCTCTCCAGTCTCTGCTCTAGCATCTAATAGTTTTGCCCATAAGTCTCTAGCCTTTACAGTTTTAACAGCTTCTCCTGATTTAGGGTCTATAAGTCTCCAATCTTCATTCTCTCCTACTGCTTTTAGAAACTCATTATTTATATTTACTCCATTGTGTAAATTTAAATTTTTCCTATTTAAATCACCACCTGATTCTTTTCTCATGGCAATAAACTCTTCTATCTATCTCAGGATGCCATACATCCATATACGCAGCATAGCTACCTCTACGAGTTGTGCCTTGATTAAAAGCTAACATCTGTGAGTCAACTACATGCATAAAAGGAATGGAGCCGGTAGATTTAGAACCATGTTTAGTAGGTACACCATCACTTCTAATATCTCCCCAGTAACCACCAATGCCACCTCCGGCACTAGCTAACCAAATATTTTCATCATAGTGTTTTGATAGACCATCTCTACTGTCTGGGACATAGTTTAGAAAACAGCTAATAGGTAAGCCTCTGGTAGTCCCACCATTACTAAGAATAGGTGTACTAAACATAAACCAAAGATTAGAAGCATAATCATATATTCTTTGAGCCATCTCAAAATCTGTGTGACCTTTGTAGGTGCTAACAAAAACTGCTGCTCTTGCGAAAGCTTCTTGACACGATGTTTCATCATTCCATAAATATCTATCTTCAACTGTACTAATACTAAAGTTGTCTAATTTCTTATCTCTATCATAATCTATTTCTATACCTAAGTATGGTTTTACCCCTACTTTATCTACCATTATTTTCTTCCTCCAAAATGTATAATGCAATTATTGCGTAGTGAATTATTTTTATTAAGTCTTGTTTATTCTTCCCTTCTTTCTTACCAAATCTCATAGCATACTTCATGATATTACCTATGCTAAAACTTTCTCCATGTCCGGCATCAATAATCATATCGGTAGCTTGATACTTGCCATTACCATAATGAGAGGTATAAGTTTTATCTATTTGCTTTTTAACTTCTTTAATTATTTTATCTTCTTTAAATTTATATTTAATCATTTACAATCTCTGTTATTTCAATTACTTGAGGTATCTTAACAACTTTTGTTAAGTATGCTGGACCTTTTGCATAATCAAACACACGAAGTCCCTTACCATTATTGGCATCTTTGTGACATTCAAACTTGTGAGAACACCAAGTACATTCTCTAGCGATTTTATAATTACCTGATGCTCCTTCTGGGATAGGTGGATAGCAAAAGTCAGGAGGTGTTTTTTTCTTAATCGTAGACTTAACCTTTTTAATTTTAGAGTCTATATTAGGCTTGTCAAGGTCTTCAGGAATATACAAGCACAATTCTCCTGTTTCTTTATTGATAGCAAGAAAACCACCTTGGTCACTAGCTTCTGCATGTTCATATCCTGCAAGTTGAGCCATGTAACCAAAAGCATCTTGTTCGGCTAATGTGCCATTCTTAAACTTCTGAAAAGCAAATCCAGAAGCTGATTTAATATCTATTACTTGTCCATCAATCTTACAATCCATGTGACCCATAACACCATTAATTTTTATTTCTTTTTGTTCATCAGTTACTTTGTGTCCGGCTATTTCTACTAAGAATAAAACTAATCTTTCTAAGATATGTCCATACAAAAACTTAATCATGGTAGGAGCAGGAACTCCTGTTGGCTCTTTCTCTGAGTTCATATCAAACCAGAGCTGTCTTAATGGTTTCCCTACATTAGACATTCTAATAGTAGGTTTTTGTTTTGCTCTAGGACTAGACCAATCTCGTAAAGCATGTTCCATAAACTTACCAAAAGATTCGTATTGTTCTTCAGTTATGTTTAATGGTTTGCCTTGTCCTAAATCACCAACTACTTTATAGATATCATCTATAAGGGTATCTAAATTTTTCTTACTCATCGACAAGCTTCCTTAAAATATCTGGTGAAGTTAATAGATTTAATTTTACTAAATACATTTTACTTGCATTGTGGTCTCCTCCAGAAACAGAGGGAAAGGTGTTTTGTTCAATTAACTTTTTTAGATGTTCTACTTTTATAAAGAAAGATAAACAGACACATCCTTTATAACATAAATTCTGCAACCAGTAATCAGATTCTGTTGCCATAATACCAGATGGTTTGCCATAGGATTCATATTCAATAGCTATGTTGCCTGTGTCCATCCACATACCTCTTTCAGTTTTAACTTCAACTTTAGAGTTTACTACGATATTTAAAAATTCGTCTTCATATTTTTGACCATACTTTAAATCTAGGTCAAACTTTTTTCTGTCGGCTTTAGTGGGTTTCACTCCAATTACCTCCTAATTTATATTCACCATCAAGAGGACAGAACATATTAAAATGTTCTCCGGCTTCTTTGATAGCTTCAACTGCTAGGAATCCAGCTTTTGCAGCTTGACAATCTTTAACTTCTATCTGCCATTCGTCATGTATATTACCTACAAAGTTAGCAGTTATATTGGTTAATTTAAATTTATAATCTAATAAGGCTAGTGCTTTTTTCATAACTATTGCACCTCCTCCTTGTAGTAAAGTATTAAGAGCAGCATGTTCACTTCTAACATAAATCTTACGACCATCTATACCTTTTAGATAACCTCGTGAAGCAGCTCGACATACTCGTTCTCTTAAACTTCTTAAAGTAGGTAAGTTAGTAAAGAAAGTTTCTTTTAACTTCTTACCTGAATCTTTATTACCACCTACAATACTACCTATCTTAGCATCACCTGCACCATAAACCAAGGCATAAATAAATGTCTTAGCTTGGTCTCTGGTCTCTAATCCTGCCATGTTTTGATTAGCAGTATGTATATCTCCATGTAAGATTTCATTTTTATAATCTTCATCTTTCATGTAGTGAGCTAACATTCTTAACTCTAAACCACTGGCATCTACTCCAAGTAATTTATAACCCTCTGGAACAATCCAACAACTTCTACATTCTTTACCATATAACGAACCCATGTTTGGAACTTGAGCCATATTAGGATTACGATGGGTCATACGACCAGTTATGGTGCCATTAGGTATTACTTGTCCATGCACTCTACCATCATCTTGTAAAGAACTAAGCCATGAATCAACCTGTGCTATTCTTTTTTGATACAACAGATAATCAGCTATTAGAGTAGCTTGGGGTATATCTGTTATTTCTGATAATACTTTTTCATCTACTATCGGTTGTCCTGTAGGAGTAAACTTTTTAGGCTTCCAACCAAAGTCTATAAGATACTCTCCTATTTGTTTTCTAGAACCTAAATTAAATGTCTGTAATTTTTTTCTGTAGAAAGGTTTACTAACACAATCATCATATTCTTGTGGTGTAAGTCCTACTCTAGACAAGGACCCATCTTTCTTAAACTTAGGCACAACTAATTTATCTTTAATTAGTTTAGGGGTAAATACTTTTTGCACCTCCTCCTCTGTTTCAAACATCTTTTCTTTTAGAGTAGCAACTAACATAGTGGCAGCTTGTTCATCAAACAGGAAGCCATGTTGTTCTTGCTGATTTAAAATCTTTGCAACTTCATGCTCTAAGTCAATACTTTCTACACTAAATCCTTTACCCTCTCTTAGTAAAGCCTTATATACTTTATCATTAAGAGCTACATCCCTCTCACAATAAGTTAACATTTCAGGCGAGTAAACACTAAAGTCCGGCTTGTCTAGTTTGTTTGTTCCAAGTCGTTGTCCCCAACTTTCTAAACTGTGTCCATTGTCTCGGACAGGATTAAACAATCTAGACAATACCAGAGTATCAATAACCTTACCTTTGTATTTAAAGTCATAAAGTTTTTCTAAAACAGGTAAATCATAGCCAAGAATATTGTGTCCAATCAGAGTATCTGTTTTATTAAGGAGGCTGATACCCTGTTTAATATTATTAATATCGAACTTGTGAGTATGTCCGAACCTCACATCCTTGGCTACGATACACCAAACTTTATCTGGGTTTAATCCATTGGCTTCTATGTCAAATACTAAGCTACCAAGGGAGTTGTTTTTCATAATCATCATCTATGTTATTTAACACATCGTCAAATTCATCTGGTTCTTTTTCATGTAATCTACCTGTTTCTGTATCATACATTAAACTACATGCAAGTCCAGTATCTCCAGTGTATCTAGATTTAAGAACTCTTAATCTAGTTGTATTAGCTTCATCTTTATCTTTAGCTTGTTGATTTCTTTCTAGTGCTATCACACAATCTGATAACTGAGCTATACCTTGAGAACCTTTGAGATGAGATAAAGAAACTTCAATACCTTGTTCATGTCCCTTATCTCCAGCAGCTCGTCTAAGATGAGAGACTAAAAGCATACCTACTCCAGTTTCTTCTACTAGACTTCTAAGCTTGTTCATCAAAGTATCAATACCTCTTCTTTCATCACCTTCTGTTAAAACATTAACAAGCATATGGAGGTGGTCCACAATAACCCATTGACATTCACAACCTACAATAATGTATCTAAGTTTAGCAAAGACATCATCAATATCATTAGCTCCTAAATGAGCATGGATAAATACCCTGTCTTTCTCAATAACTTTGTCAAACATATTTTCTAAATCTTCTTTAGAATAATTTCTGCGTTTTTCATTGAGATAGATTCTGTCATTAGCTTCTATAGAAACAATACCATCAGCAGTTCTTTGCCAGTTCTCCTCCAAAGCAATGATACCTACATTGTCTTTTGTATTCTTGATTATCCAATGTTCTAGCTCTCTAGTAACACTTGATTTACCTAGTCCAGTACCACCAGTAAAGGTCACTAACTCACCCTTACGCAGTCCATATAACTTACTATTAAGACCTTCCCAAGGATAAGGAATACTTGGCTTGACTTCTCTATGTAGCCAATCACCTTTACGACTTGATAGTTCTATGATACCAGAAGGTGTATATTGTTTTGCCTCCCAGAAAGCTTGAGTAAAGGTAGTAAACTTGCCTTGAGCTAACATATCATTAGCATCTTTATAGCCATTCGGTAAAGTCATAATCTTAACTTTGCCCGGCTTAATAATCCTAGCTACTAACTTAGCTTCTATCCTTCCTCCATCTTT